GCTGTCAACGTAAACAAGTTTGCAAGCAACACTAAAGGTTGCATTGAAAAAATTACCCATTTTAATGACGCAACTAATAACATTAGTGACGCAGCTAACAACAGTAACGTTATTATTACCTTTAACTTTACGAGATCTAGCAGTAGCAATGCAATCGTTGCCATTGGATACGTTCCTCAGGGTGGCAGCGATTATAGTCACTTAGTCGGATCATACGTCGAAATTGACAGCACCGGTAAGAAATTTGACATGACTAATTGGAGAACTCCTACCAACGGTTCTGATGGACAGTTAGGTATTTTCCGGATTCAAGGTGCTTGGACTGCAGGCACCCTTGGAGGTGGAACAAGCCATACCTTTAAGATTGGCAAACACACACGTGATGGTAATAACCACTATATGGGCGGAGTTTCCAATCCAAACCAGACATCATCTCGTCACCGCCGAAACACTACGCAAATAACACTGTTTGAAACTGATCAGCTTAACTTTTTCACTTAATTATGGCTATTAAATTTACCGATAACGGCATGTTTGGTCTGAAAGAAGGTGGTGTTGGAAGCGGTGTTATTGATGCAGATGTTATTGCAAACAATACCGTTACGGCTGACCAATTAGCACCGACTGCTGCAGGTTCAATTATTGGGGTTCATCATTTTGCTGATGCTACTCACAACATTACTGTACCTGATACTAAACAGGCTGTTATAATTGAGACATCTTTTACTAGAAAACGTACTGACACATCTATTTGGGCTTACGGTTTTACACCTGTTAGAGGTCAAAGCGCATACCGTCCTGGACTTTATATTCAATTAGACTCTACTATGAAAACAGAGGCTGCACTGTTTACATCACCACCTGCCAGTATGAATGATGATGGTGTTAATGGAATGTGCCAATATAATGGTGTATGGCGTCCTGAAGAATTAGCAGGAGAAACTACTGTTTCAGTTTATCTTGGTATAAGGAGTGGTAACAACAGCAATCAACGGGCTGGTAACTACTGGAACCCAAGCCAACGTTCTGCTCGTGACCAAGACCACACCACTCAAATTACATTTTTTGAGTTACTAGATCCCTGCGTACGCACTACCGAGAGTGCTGACGAAATTCAATTCGGAGAGTAATGTCACTTACAATTCACGGAACTGAAGGCAAACTTACTGGCCTTCCAGTTGGCGGCTTACCCAACGGCACTGTAACAGCCGCAAACATTGCAGACAACACACTTACTAGAGCTAAGTGCACTGATATTGGTGAGGACATCCAACATGTCCATTTTCAATCAGGAAAAATAGATGAGTGGCAGTCTCAATTAGCAAATATTACCTATACATCCTTCTCTGTGCCTAGACAGAGTGACGATGATGGTATTGTATTTATGGGTTGGATTCCTCTTGCTGGTGAGGAGTCTTACCGGTGCGGCGAGTACATTCACTACAACGGCACTAACAAGTACGACAAAAGTGCAAAAATAGCTAGTTGGAACAACGATAGTAACGATGGTATTTTCGGTTTCGTTATGTATCAAGGTGCTGATCAAGCCAGTTCGTTAGGGACCCATAAAAACCTAAGAGTCAAGCTTGGCCATAGCTCTCGCAGTGGCTCTAACGAACGCTGTGGTGCGTTTCATAACCCTGGAATGGGTCGTTCTGCTGATCGGCACCGGAATAGAACGACACAAATCCACTTTCTTGAGTGCGACAACCTTACTATTGTTTCTTAATTATGCTTCCCCTTAACTCCGACGAGGCCGGTATTCCTCATATCCTACGCAACGATTCCAGTTACGCTGGAGCTGCTTGGTCCCACGGATTTGATCCAGGTCAAACAGGTTTTAACTATGAAGGTTTGATTTGGGATCCTGATAACGCTATTCCAAAACCTACTGAACAAGAACTTTTTGATAAGTGGACTGATACATACAAGGCACAGTGGCAGCAAAGTGGCGAATCAAGCCCTTGGACAGAGCTGCGCCATAATCGTGACATTCTGCTGACTGAATCTGATTGGATGGCAGTTTCTGACAGAACTATGTCAGACGCTGAAACAGCGTATCGCCAAGCCTTGCGTGATCTGCCAGCTAACACCACTGATCCAGAAAACCCTACCTACCCTACAAAACCATGATCGCTCTTATTCGCCCCGTCCTGATGTCGTTCCTTAATAGCGACAAAGTGAAGCGTCTGATTGTTGACATGCTTCGCAAACTTGCTGAGAAGTCTGACAACACTGTAGACGACGCAGCCGTGGACGTTCTCGAACGTGGCTTGTTTGGTGATAGCTGATGGATTTAGGAGAGCCACCGGTACTACCGTCTCTACGGCTCCCTGAACCCCTTCTTTTACCACGTCCGGTGCTAGAGGTACCACGGGCTGACATACCGTCTTACAAACCGCTTGTGGTGCCTCCTAGCGACCTCCGGCCACCCCCAGGGGTCAAAGGATCCAAGACATCGGAAGAAAAACCCAAACCTAAACCACCCCCAGTAAAACCACCGAGTGACATCCGTTATGTGGATATTCCTGCTACTGATTTTACTGTGCCTCTGCCTAGTAATGAAATTCTAGTCACTGCTGGTACAACTGCGACTGTATCCGTTGCAGCCACCCTTACAGCCACTGCAATTTTCAAACGGACAGTAACTGTTTTGAAGCCCGTGCTTAAAAAACTACTTACCCGGAAGAAAAAAGATGGAGAAAAGACACCACACGTGGCTGAGTGACTTTTGCGGTGAGATCGTAAAAGCACTCGTTCTATTTTGGAGTGCAGGCGTATTGACTGCATCTTACATGGGAATGCTGCAGAAGATGGACCCAACATTTGTTGCATCTTTGCTTAGTGGGACTTTAGCTTCCTACGGCATTTCTCGTGTAGATAAGAACTCTAAATCTGACCCACCAAAATGAAAAAACTACTTTTGCTGTTGCTGTTGGCTGCTCCAGTCTCAGCACAGACTGTCACCCCACAGTTTACCCAGGGGTCGATGCAATCCACCACAACTACCACCATCGACATCGAACGTACTATTGAGACGGAAGTGTTTGGAGGAGATTATTCGAGCTGGAGTGGCAGCAATGTGACTCCCAGCTCAGATATTGCTGGTGATAGCACAACCTTTTCAGTTACCACCGCTGGAGACCCATGGTCACTAGAGATCACCACCCGCGATGCAGGGGTCGTAGAGACAATCGACGTCACAGAAACTATCGAATCCACCTCTACCACTACCTCGCTCTCTATCTTCTCGCAATAACTCCTGCATACGCAGAAGATCCAAAGGTACAAAATACATCTAACCCGGTCGCAGCTGCAACGGGAAATGTTACTAACCAAGCTGTACAATTCCAGAATAATGGTGCACCAAGTAGACAGATATTTGGTGCTAATAACTCTTGCAACGGCGCTACGATGACATTTAGCCCGTTCTACATGGGCAATGACACGATTCCGTACGAAGCTGACGGTTATGTTCGGTCTAACAACTATGGTATGCAGATGTCTTTTATGATTCCGCTAGACGGCAGCATGATTGAGCAGTGCAAACAGATAGCACGTAGGCACGAACAGAAAATGCGGCTACTGTATGAGTTGACCAGAGCATCGAAGTGTACAGAAATTATGAAAGCTGGCTTTACATTTAGGCCAGGTAGTCGTGTCGAAGTTATTTGCCACGACATCGTACCCATCGTAAGTATTACAAATGCCGAACAAAAGAAAGTGGCCGTCGATCAAGGACAGCAAGCCAGCAACCAAAACTAACGTTAAGTACGACCCTCACATGGGCGTGTTTGCACCCACCATCAAACAAGCCAAGCTGAAGGGTCAGCGCAAAGGCTACAACGTATGAAAAAGAAAGCAACAGAGGATCAGTTCAACGAACTGCACAATCTGGTGACTAAAGAGTTTCTAACTCGTATTAAATCGGGTGAAGCCACTACACAGGACCTTAAGGCAGCTTGTGACTGGCTCAAAACTAATGACATTAGTGGTGTTGCTATGGACAACAACCCTCTCGCTAAACTGGCTAGTGTCATGCCAGAAGTTGATCCCGAACTCGTCCAATCAAGGCTGTATAGCCGATGAAAACTTCTACTTATTACAAAGCCAACCCAAAGGCTAAACGACGCAGACTACGACAGCAATCGCGTTACAACAAAACGAATAAAGGGCTCATGATTCGTACAGCAGCAAACAAGCTCAATCGCAAGCTTGGCACGTACGGTAACGGAGACGGCAAAGACGCATCTCATACTGGACCTGGCAAAGGTAAGACAGAGAATGCATCTGCAAACCGCCGTCGTCCACGCATGAAACAACGTTACGCATGACCCCTTTACTTCCTACTCCTGATCACTACATTTACAACCTAATAACCATGACGTCCTCTGAAGCAAAGCGCCTTTGGAGGCGCAGCATCAAAGAACACTTTGGATGCACATGTGTTTATTGCGGAGAAACCTATGACTTACACGAACTTACTTTGGATCACGTTCACCCAAGAACCTTTGGTGGTGAAGACATTACAAGCAATCTCGTACCTTGCTGCAAACAGTGTAATCAGGACAAAGGAAGTAGTAATTGGCTCTCGTGGATGAGAGCAACATTCGGAATTAACCGTCTCAGAGAAACTCTTATTTTATCTCACATTAAGTAATGGCACTAACTAAAAAAGCAGCTAACAAAAAGTATGACGAGCTTCGCGCAAAGCTCAAGGCTGGAGAAATCACTCAAGAAAGGTTCAAGCAAGCTGCTAACCGCATCTATAAGATGTACCACAGCGATGCAAACAAAGCTACCCGTAACGCAAAGCCTGCTATCAAAGCAAAGCCTGCTCAATCTAAGACAACACCTAAATCTGCTAACCGTGGTGCCGCTTTCCTTGACATGGGCGGTCAAAACGTAAAAGAAGTCAAAAAAACCGGTACTCACGGTCAATACCGCAAAAAAGGCGACCCTGGTCCCGCTGTACGCCGTGCAGGCAGCACAACAGGTGCGTCTGTAGATCCTCGTGAGCGTAGCCTTCGTCGGAATCGTGAAGAGGCACGTCGCCACTCACGTCGCAACCTTCGTATCAATCGTCGGGGGCGTCGTCGCTGATGGCAAAACGTACTTACAACCGTCGCGGTCGCACAACCGCTAAGACACCTGTCCGTAACGACGGACGTGGACGTGTACAACGTCAAAAAGCTGCACAAGTCGCACGTGACACTGGTTCTAAAGACCGTGTGACCCGTGGCCGCGGCGTTACCCGTACCGCTACTGGCGCACCTCGTGGTGCACAAGGCCCAGCAAAACCCCCTGTACAAGGCCCTATGCGTCAGGTCAGTGGTTTGCTTGGCAAACGTAAGCTCAGGGCTAGCGGTGGTCCTGGACTGGCACAAGCTGTTGGTCTAGAAATCGCAGGTCGCTTGGCACAAACTGCCGGTCAACCTGGTCAATCACGTATGTCACGCCTTGGCATTCAAGGTCCTGCAAAGCCAGTTAAGCCGAAGAAACCCATGGCAAGCATGGGCAGTGACTACAAAGCACAAGAAACAAAGCTTTCCCGTGCAGCAGGTGCCTCAAACTTTGATGCAGCATTTGCCAAAGCACGTCGCGAAGGTAAAAAGACCTTCACTTGGCGTGGCAAGAGCTATAACACCCGCCTCAAATAAACTATGAACAACGTCGTTCAGGCGTTGCAAGATGATTTCAAGCTGTTCCTACAAGCTCTGTGGGTTCAGCTTGATCTACCTTCGCCTACCCGTGCACAATATGCAATCGCAGACTACCTTCAATTTGGACCTAAGCGTCTTCAAATACAGGCTTTCCGTGGTGTGGGAAAGAGCTGGATTACTGGAGCCTTTGTTCTGTGGACACTTTTCAATGACCCTGAAAAAAAGATCATGATCATCTCGGCCTCCAAAGAACGGGCCGACAACATGTCTATCTTTTTACAGAAACTCATTATCGAAACACCGTGGTTAGTTCACCTACGTCCTAAAGCAGATGACTCCCGATGGTCTAGAATCTCGTTCGACGTTAATTGTAGCCCTCACCAAGCTCCAAGTGTTAAATCAGTCGG